CTCTTCGTAGTCAAAGCCACCGAGCAACTTACCTTGTTGGTCCTTCTTTGGACTCGCAACAGTCTTCATACGAGTCCCTTCCAGCTTATGTGCCTCAAACCTTGCCTTAACAGCCATTTTCATCCCCTTCCTTACTAAGTCTAGGCGTTAGTCAAGTACGCATGAGTCCTAAAGCACTTCCAAATGCACCATTGTCCTTGCCATACGACACGACGGCCATGAGCATCAATCGTCCAGGGGGCGACCAGCTCTTTAACCTTCATGTTTACATGCTTGAGAACGTGGAGACGAAGATACTTGCTGTTAATGAAGAACGCCGTATTAACAGGACAGTCCTCGTCGTAGAGCATCGGAATGTTCTGGTGTTTCACGCCAGAGAAGCCCAAGTCCATCATCTTCTTGCCAGAGTTGGACTCTGATAGATTGATAACGAGCTTGTCTCGAACGGCAGTACGATAATGCCTGTACAAGTTTCGGCCAGTAAGGATAACATCAGGCTTGTCGCCTTTGAGCGTCAAGTCCATCAAGATATCGTCAAAGGCTTCTTCAATGTTCGTGCTATCGAGGTTACCGTTGAAATCATAAGCGGAAGTCCGCCATTGAGCTTCATTGGCACGGTTAATGTTACCAACAGTACCAGTCGTAGGATCAGCAGGAATGAGAAGACCAAGGCCCTGTGGATCAGTACCCGCACCAGAAGCATAGAGGTACTCGGAGAACTTCTCCTTAATACTCTCTTCCAGAACGTCGATCTTAGCCTTCATCAGCTTGAAGATTTGAGCCGAACCACGGTTCTCATCTTCTTCCTGGTCCGAAATCACAACCGAGCCTGCAACACGCGCCCAATTGTAGGTAACAGTGTCGAACTCACTCGTCTGAGCAATCGGTTGCTCGTCAAAGTACTCATACGAAGTGATGTTGGGGTTACGACCCAGCGTGAGTGGGTTCGTAATTTCATGCCCGCCGTCTTCAAATTCAACGCGACTGTTCGCAAACGCCCAAGCCATCAAAGCATTGGACTTAATCGAAGCTAGGATCAGCTTCTTGCGCGAACGAGTTAGCGTGGATTCAAGAACGGTGGCAATGGGAGTACTCGCCATGTTCTAGACTCCTAGTCTGTTATACCAGCCTCGGCCATCGCTTGACGAATGATGTCATCGGTCGAGGTATTTACATCGGCCACTCTGGCAGTATCGGTCACATTACCCTGTGACACACCACCGTCGGGCGGCTGTGGCGGCGTAGTTACACCATTTGTTTTTGCAGCTTCAGCTTGTTGCTGCAAGACTTCAATGGGTTTCGTCCAGTCTAATCCACGTTGGAGATAGAAGTTCTGGAGTTTGTAATACGCGGCTTCTGGTGACAAACTATTGTCTTCTTGTAGAAGTCGGGCGAGAGAGTTCTCATGTATCGCTGCATCGGGATGATCGCCACTAAACTTGTTATAGATCTCCGTTGCGCGAGACTGGGCAGCTTGTGTGTCTAACTGCTGTTGCCGATCACCGACTAGCGGGGCGAGAGCATTGTCGAGCATTTGTTTGACGGCATTCATATCGGTGCCGCCACCGCTGACGATTGCATCGACATTATGCCCACTACCTTGCGCCTGTGTCAACATATATTGTATCGTTTCTACAGGATTGTTCTTGTAAGCTGAAATGAGTTGCGCGCCCGTGGTCAATTCGTCTGGCGTGAGGTTATACTGTGTGCCCACGTTTCCAGCGGCAGTAATCGCTTCTAATTGTGACCTGACGGTTTCGGCTTCTCTAGTTGCACTGTCGGCTCGTGTTTTTTCTCTTCTAGCGGCTTCATAGAACCTTCGTTCTTTTCCTCCAGCGGCAACGATGTTTCCGTCTCTATCAACGATGTCTTGGGGACCAGCAGTCTTTGCGGGCTGCTCTGGTCCAGGGCTTCCGTCAATATCTTGTTGATCACTGGCTTCAGATGTCTCTGTTCCAGTGTCCGTTGTCGTTCCCGTACCTTCTTCCGTAGTATCATCGCCTGTATTGGATTCATCCCCTTCTCCAATGCTAGACAGTATTGCCTCGTCAGTAGTCACGAGATCTCCATCTTCTGGATACATAGTTCTTCCCCTTACTGTACAGGAGCCACTTGTTGTGGCGGCTGTTGCTGTGGCTGTTGCTGTGGTTGTGGCTGTTGTGGTTGCTGTTGCTGTTGTTGTTGCTGTGCCATCTCAGCCATTGCACCTTGCAAGGCTTTCTGTGGTGACACTCCAGATTGTATTGCACTCTGAACTTGTTGTTTGATCTCAGGAGGTAGTTGTTGTAACAACTGTTGTAGTTGTTCTGGGCTTGCTGATGCTATATCAGGACCAGCTTGTCCATTAGGCGGACCTTGTTGTTGTTGTTCACCACCAACTTGTTGTTCAATGGCTTCTCTCAACTCAGTCCAATCTTCCTCACGCATCGTAACTTCATCGAATGCCTTTTCCATAACCTGTAACATAACTTTTAGTACAGGACCAGGGGCGGCATTGACGAATTGTCCAAGTACTTGGCCGAACTCTAGGGCCTCTTCCTTCTTAGCTGCACTTGTAGGCTTCTTGGTAGAACCACCAATGACCGTCTGGGACATAGAACGAATCTCATCAGCCGACATGTTCTCCCAATCAGCACCTTCTTCTCCAATGAGATCGACTACAGTCTCAGTATCCATGTTCATAAGACAAAGTTGTGCAATTCCCCAATAGATAGAGCCAATCCAGTCTTCAATTTGGTCTGCCTTTTCATCAACACGCATGTTGGCAGCAGATGTATTGGCTTGGACAGCAGCTCTGTTCGTATTTGTCTTGAATTGCGCGCCACGCATAACTTCACCTACGGACGAGATACGATCAATAGCTGTGTAGTAGCCTTCCTTGTTGAATATCTCCTGATACTGCATCGACGGAGGCGGGATTGAGCCAATCACATCAGCCAATCTCACCTCTGGTGGAACATTCAATCCTCTAGCCGTGCCGTCATCGCCATTCAAGACCGCTTGGGCATCTTCCTGGGAGATGATGTTACTGTTGTAGAAGATGTTTCGCCTTGCCCACCTTCGGACTCGTCGCATCTCGTCTGTGATTTCGTTGATTGCGTCTTGTTGGTCGAGGTAATACGAGACCTCTCCCTTTGTGAGCGGTCCATTTGGACTCTCGAAGAACGTAAGAGGATAATACGGGAAGAAGGTATCCAGTTGCAAGGGATCATCCCACACCCATATCGGCCAAGTCCAATCTTTGCTGTTGAAGAGAAGGACACGACGAGTAACCTTATCCCATATGAAGTAGACCTTAGTCAACTTTGCCTTGTCGAATGACTCTTGATCGTCAAAGCCAAATGTCTTAGCCGTTTCATTCTCGTCACCTGCGAAGAGACTGAAGTTATCCTGGTTATCATGTCCTTCTTCGTTACCAAGTGATGCCTTCATCACATGAGTAGCCTTATAGATGGACTTGTATTCAGTTCCACTACCCTTCTTCGCATAACGTGCGAGGATGAACTCTGTAGACAACATGTCCTCTTCAATCACCCAATTCGCATCTGTCAAGTCGATCTCTTTCGCATTAGGATCAACGAGGATGTGGAAGGGTGACTTCACCTTTGCGAACGGACCAGACGGCTGTAAGATGTCGATTGCATCCTCTAGAGCTTGTATCTGGCCCTCAATCTCGATGATACGTTTACTGTCCTTCGCCTTCTCCAAATCCTCAGCCAATTTTCCCAAGTCAGTAAGGGCTTGTTCACTACTCTCTTGTTTGGCTGTCCAACCAATCTTGATCCATGCACGGTTTGTTAGTAGACAAGTAACGACACAACGCTTGGCTTTGGGCTTCAAGTTAATGCCAGGAGACGCCTTACGCCCACCAATAACATTAACGAGCCTCTCAATGATTGTTGCTAGTCGTCTCTTACTCTCTACATTCGACGTAAACTCGGCTTCTGGGTTCCTGGCGTACAATGCAGGGACCATCGTCGTAACATTGGCGAAGACGACGTTCTCGGTCTCAGTGATATTGTTATTGAGCTTGCGATTGCCCAAACGATTCCCGACCCCATTTTCTTGGGCCACTCTATGACTAAGTTGATCGTTGTCATAGTAACGTATGGCTTCGGACCATGCTTCGCGCACAAACTTGGTCTGCTCGTTCGCCATATCGACACGGGACTTCCAGACTTTGCCTGTAGCTTTGGAAACAGGGATACGACTAGTGCCAACTACCTTGTAACTAGGATCACGACGTTTACGTGTTCTTACAGGTGCAGCATTGCCAAGAGACTCGTTGATATTAGCATCAACGTCAGTAGGGATGATTTCTTCAGCCATATCGTGCTATCCTACGATCATCTTGTAATTCCCTCTCACCCCATTGACGCCAACCAACATCTTTGGGTGTCTTCGAGATGAACAGCTTAGACACACTCGGCCTGTTCGACAAGAGGTACTTTGTAGTATCCATTGCATGATCGTTCTTGTCAATAGGCTTGTCTATTTGTTCTCCGGTCGGATTCTTCTGCCAGTAGTAGTCGCTGATCTCATTGACCCACCAATCTAGTTTGTCACTCACATACATGTATGGAGAACCGAACTCGCCAGTGATGGGATTCTGGTGCATCCGTTGTGGAATGAGATACTGATTGACTTTAACAATGCCATTGGTGATGTCATTGTTACCACGAATACATACGATGCCTTCTTCAAGGAACATGTCTGCAATGGACTTGCCAACGAGTTTCTTGCCTACTGTCTTACGACGGAAGATATCAGGGTCGGACAGTATCATATTACCTGGATCAACTTGGTACTTCTGACGAAGTGCCTTGATGGCTACGACATGCTCTTCCAATGATTGCTCTTTCTCATAAGCACCATCCATTAGAAAAACATTCCCAAGGTCGTCACAGAACCCAAGGATGTAACAGAACGGGACGGCTAGTCCATAGTCATAACCTTCTAGGAATGTTACTCCACGACTACGTACCTGCAACTGCTTGTAGTAGTGCTCAATGGCATGTTGTGATAGTATGTGGGTACTTTCACCGAATGATGGATATACGAGTCCTTCGTAACTTGCCCACTCTCCTAATAGGAATCGTGATCGCATCTGTCCTTTATAAGATGCTTCAAGAGTACGGATGAAGTCTGGTTCGAGGTTGTCCTTGTTCTCATACGTCGAGCCTTCAAAGATTTCAATGATGGGAACTGGATGACGTTGGTCATCAAACAACATCTTTCCATTAGAGTCCGTCTCACAAAGTAGTTTCTCGTCTACGATCCCACTAGCAAGTTCATGAATCGGGCGAACGAGTTCACGATAAACCCAATTACGAGTAGGATTAGTAGTAAGCACAAACTGTCGAGGACCATTCATAGGCATCGTAGGATCATCGCCTTCATACGGAGTCATCCCTCGTAGACGACCAAGTAAGTCCAAGAAGTCCTTGTGGACAATCTCGGGGTCTTCCATCTGGTCTACGACGATCCAATCGTAGGTAGCAGACAACAAGTTCGATGTAGTAGCCTCGTTACCGAACTTACCTTGCTGTGCAATGTATCGGAAGTTAATAGTG